CGGCTCGCGTTTGAAATTTATATAATACAGCATTACTTTCAACGAATCCGTCTACTACATTATTTTCTAGGATATCGTTAACTTCTAGATCTAATACATTTGCCATTATTTCTGCAAGTTCCATTAATGAATAACTTTTTGTTTTCATATAATTTCCCATTTGTCCTATTGACTTTATTCTATATGCCACAGGAAATCTAATAGGACTAAATTTTCTATTATGTTTTAGAGCAGTATCTACTATAAAATCAAGTAACGGTTTTAATACTTGTATGTTATGCGGATCTACAATAACATTAATATGAGGAAGTATATTATACTTAAAGCAGTTATCTAATGCCGCTGTTTTATGTTTGGCATATCTACCTCCGTCAAATATTTCATATAGTGTATCATCTAATCCGCCATTCATACTTAATCCTAACATATTAAGACCTGCATCTTTAAGTTTTTTTGTATAACTACCTTGGCTTAATTTAATACCGTTAGTTAATAATGAAGGACGATGTCCTGCTTCGCGAGCTACTTTAATTAAACCTGGCAGGTTTTTATTTAATGTAGGCTCTGCTCCTATAAACCTAATATCACATCTATTAGGTAACCTATTAATAGCATCTGCAAATCTTTCAGCATGTACATCTGGTATGTTAGGATCATTTAACATGTCGCCCAGATAACAATTAGAACATGCCAATTGACATTGGTATGTTGTTTGTATAGATATTGTTTTAAACGTATTATCTTCTGGCTCTAATTCATAATAATTTAGTGTCATGATTTCTTTTTATTAAGACCTAAATATTCGGCATAATTGTTTACTCCTACTTCTTCTGCTGGAGTAAGTTTTACCGTCTCTGTCCATCTTTCCAATTCTTTTGCCGCTTCAAATGTATCTTTATTTTTTAATTTATACATTGGTTTATGTACATTAGTAATAGCATTTGGTTTATACATATAATCTCTTAAATGATACACTATAGTAACCCTATCTTCAAATCCACCATTAAATGCTGAATGAGGTAATAATGTATTAACTATATAAGAATGACCTTCTTTTAATTGATAACATTTATTCATAATAACTAATTTATTACCCGAATTACTAGTAATAGGAATATGAATACGTTCTTGAATATCGCGGTGCCAAGTCAATACTTCTTTACAACGCATCATCATTAATCTAGCTCGCCCTAACTCATACATAGTAGATAATGTTTTATGCACATGGTAGAAATATGTATTTTTTAGTTCTTCATTAAATTCGGTAAACTCTTCATCAATTAAACTATGTTGTAAAAATTCAGGTATACATCCTTCTTTCCATAAATCTTGTTCTTTATATTTTTTAGCAGTATGTGTTATTGATAATTGAGTATGTCCTGTAAATAAATGTTTAACTTCTTCATATGCTTTACGTAATTTTACCACATCAAATTTAAAAGGTAATTCAGATATATGTTCGTCTTCATAATTTACTAATTTCATTATAGTACTATTTAATCCTTTAAAGGAAACCAGGATTTCCACTCCTTAAAAAATGGTGTACATTTTTTAATAATCCGTACATCAACATCTAATGGACTATGTTCGTTGGTTGCAATATTGAAATACCAATTACCCATAATAAAGGCATCGTTGGATATCTTTTTATAATCACTATGCTTTTCTAAGTCTGTTATTTGCCCTTCCATAGCATCAAATATTTTTGTAAGAATTTCATTATCAAAAAAGTATTTAAAATATAAGCAAAACATTTTATTATTAACTATATTTGTATCATACTTGCCATGAAATATTTTTGCACCTTTTTTATTATATACTAACGGTGTAGGCTTGTCACCCAACGTTCTTTTAGTATTCCAACTATGCATTTCATCATACTGTATAATTGAATTTTCATTATCGGTCCATCCTTTAACAATGTGTGAAGTATTATCTCGCTTTAATGCTTCATTATTTTCTGCTGTCCATCTAACATGAAATGGTATTTCTTTATACTCAGGCATTAGTTCAGGATATTTTTCTTTCACTACATTAAATGTTATTTCGTCATCCCATGAATGTTCTACATATTCTAACGTTTTTTCTATTATAGGCAACATAGTTTCATTAAGTATACCAAAGCCACCTAGGTAATATTTTTGATTGACTGTAAACATTTCTCCTGTATTAGTTGCTTCATATGATACTGTGCGTAATTCGTCTTGTTCTTTTGGTACATACCTTGCAAGTGTTACACCGTTAAACCATGCATCAGGTATAGGATTTATTATCCTAGCATCTGCATCTAACCAAAGTACAGTACCGAACTCCTCTATTGCCTTTTTCCAAAAACCAACTTTCATTTTACATACTTCACAATAATCATTGTTAGTAGGAATTTCATATACGTGACATGTATACCCAAACTCTAAACAACTACTAATTAATTTACTAGCAATATGTTTATAATCTTCTGTACATAGTAAGCATATAGTAAAATTATTATTCATATCTTAAATCAAACTGTTCTTTTAACCATACATAATCATTAATCAAATGTAAATTTTTTAATTCTGTTTTATTTTCCTCAAAAAATTTAACTCCACATTTTGCTCCGTCTATAGAATAAGACCCATTTAATCTTTTATTACCTTTAGTACACCATGTATCTATTATTTTCTGCCAATCCTTATGTACATGTTTAAAAGGAATAGTATGTATCCAATAATTGTATTTGACTGTTTGTTTAAATGCGGCCTTAAATGCATTAAAAGGATCTGTATTAAATTCTGTTATGTTGGATACTTCTTCTACTGATTTAATAGAAGTCCAATGTTTATAGTCAGAATTATTATTTGGCCAATAATTCCAATTAGAAAATTTACACATATTAAAATCTAAAAACCAATCTTGTGTTGTTGTCCTTAACTTAAGAGTAGGATATAATTTAACTGATCCATGTGCAGATACAATACCATTAACTGGGTTTATAGATTTCCACATGTAAACATAATCTTCATCGGGTGGTTCAAAATCAAAATGAAATGTTTCTATTATTTTAGCATCACCGTCTACAATATATAACATAGAAGTATCGCTTACTTTTGCACACTGTTGATGTGCTTTGTCTATGCCCTTAACACCTTTAACTATTTTAGCATGGGGTGCTTTTTCTTTTAATAGTTCATAGTGTGCTAGATAGTCCGGTTCGTTATAACACATGAATACTACATCATACATAATTATTCCCAATCAATATATTGATTCCATTCTTTATCTGTTATTTTAGGCCACGGATATGTTTTATATCCTAAAGGTGCATAACCTGTTTCAACATTAAAATACCAATTACCTACAATAAAACGTTTTCCGTCTATTTTTTCATACCATTCATATTGCTCTAGTTCACTAACATCTATACGATGAAGCATTACATCTAATAGATTATAAAAAATTTCTGTATTATAAAACTGATCAAAGTATAATTTAAATAATGCCATGTTTGATTTTTGTTTATTATACTTTTGTTCTACTAACAACTTATCATTTTTTTGCCTATATATAGGTAACGGATTTTTAGGTAGTTCTCTATCAACATCCCATCTGTGTTTTTCATTGTATGCTATAATTACATTAGGATCTTCTGTCCATCCTTTAATTAAATAAGGTTCGTCCATTGCACATATAGCATCATATGATTTTCTATTCCAAGGCATATAGTAAGGAATTTCTCTATATTCAGGCATTAACTCGGGAAACTCTTGCATAATATAATTAAACGTTGCTTCGTCATCATACGACATAGGTATGTATTCTAATACTGTTTCAACCATAGGTAGCATGGTTTCATTAATGAAACCAAACCCTCCTAAAAAATATTTTGCACAGAAGTTTAATTTATCTCCGGATGGTGTTTTAATATAATACTTTCTTGCATGGTCCTGTTCTACTGGCATATATCGTCCAATAGTTATACCGTCTGCCCAATGTTCGGGTATAGGTTGCAGTATTCTGGCATCAGCATCTAACCAAAACACTGAACCAAATTCGTTAATTGCTTTTTTCCAATAGCCTACTTTTTCTTTAATAACAGAACTATATTCCTTTGTAGGAATATTATAGAAATTATAATTGTAATCAAATTTAATACAATCTTTTTCTAGTTGAGCTACAACATGCTTATAACTATCTGTATATAATGCACATACAGTAAAACTCATATTTCAGATCCAGGATCGGGCCATGGAGCAATTCGGAGCGTCATTAAATATTCGGGTTGTTCTATACACCATAATATTACTTTTGCCATATAATTGGGATCCATCTTATATATCTTAGGATATATAGAAGCCACACGAGGAGTATCTACAAAGCCTGGTTTAATGTTTATTACTCTACATTTACCTTTACTGTTTTGTAACTGTTCACATACATGATCTAATGCACATTTTTCTGCACTATAAGGATGCATATGTTTTTTAGTAACGTCTGGACTTAAAGAACTTATGCATACAATTTGTTTATCTTTATCTTTCCATTCTTGCCATAGTCTGTACAATAAATCAACCTGTGCAAACTTATCGTGTGCATTATTAACAAACACATCACAATCTGTTGCTTTCCGATGAAACCAAGGTTTGGGATCATTAATATCATAACCATTACTACGTGAAAATCCTATAGGTTCGTGCTTAGGAAATGATTGTTCTTCACAACGTTTATAAAGTGCTTTTCCTATACCACTGGTGTGCCCTGTTATTGCTATTCGCATACTTTAAATTCTGGCACTATATCAAATAAATTTTGTTTTCTAGACTCATCTATAATTTTTGTTTTTTCTAGAAATGTGGGATATAAATCTGTTAAATCTTTTTTGTCCATAAATGATAGTATACCTTTAAGTCCTCTATAGTCTTCATATCCTTTTAGTTTTTCTCGCGCAAGAACTTTTAATTCTTTTGGTAATACTTGAGTGCATAGATAATTAGGATCTTGCAATGGTCTCATATATATACTTGTTCCTATTTTGTTTGCCCAATCAATTAATTCTTTAAGATATAAAATATTATACATTTGAACTGTACAATGTATTTCTATATCAATATCCTGTTTAAGTAGTGTTAGCATATTTTTTTCTATGCTTTTCCAATTGGCAGGAAATCTTATATATTTGTTTACTTCATCATAGCCGTCTATAGATGCTCCTAGTCTAACCCTCTTAAAATATGACCAATACTCTATCATTTTTTTAGGTACATTCGTTACATTACTATTATATATGAGTATGATGTTTTTTGCAACATCTTTCTCTATACACATATCATATAGTTTATACTGTTGTGTAATAAGTGTTGGTTCACCGCCTAGTACATATAATAATTCTATATTAGGTAATAATGGTTCTATATTATTCCAAAACTCGGGTTCTTCTGGCCAGGTAATATTTCCTAATCTATCTTTTAACATATCTATTTTTGCTTTATCTTCTGGCTTATTGGGATCCCAACCATTTAATAAAGGCCATTCATCTACCCATAAGTTACTAGAATTAGGACTACACATTCTACATTTTAAATTACAAAGATTACCTAATCGTATATCGATATATTTTATATCAGATAAAGGAAGTTCTATTTTATCTGTATTGCTAGAAAACCATTCTTTTTTAAATCCAGCACGACCTTTAATAAATTTTTGTCGCATACTTTCTAAGCCTGCATCTTCTTTAGCAAAACAAACTCTTTTACACATTTCAGGACGTATACCATCTAACATTTCTTGGCGTATAGTTTTATATCTGTCAGAATTCCATGCTTCTTCAATATTATCTATGTGTAATTTATAAGGAGAACCATCTGGCTTTATTATTGTATTCATACTTTTACCGTCGGGTCCTCGTCTACCATCACTATTACAGCACATACGCATATTGCCAGAAGGAGTACATGCTATTTCTGCCCAAGGCACAGCACAAAAAGTGTCACTAGGTATTGTTGTATCGCCGGAAGGTTTTCCTATATCGGGATATATTGTACTATCAATACTTTTACTAGAGAAAGGATGCCGCATTCCTTTATCTAATGTTTCCCTTATTCCTTTCTTTTCTTCTTTCCGCATCTTATTTTTTGCCATCCTCGTTCATGTAGATAATACAATCCCATTTTTGTAATGACTTCTATACCAGCAATAGATACGGCCCAAGTGAGGCGTCCAGTTATAAAATAACTGATAATAAAAGTATCTGTAGTTGCTAACACTCTCCATGATATAGTCTTAATTATAGATCGTTCAACAGTTTCCATAGCCTAACCCTCTTTTTGGTTAACTATTTAGACTGGTTTTTACTCAGGTAAACATATCTTAAAATTCACCCGGGCGAAACGAATCTAATCCACCCTCTGATTTGTCAGAATCATTTCCTTCATTGAATTGAAATTGCGCTCCAAACCTATTAAAATCTGCGGCGCACATTCTTGTACAAACTGCTAATTTTCCTTCTGCAACAGTGGGTATATCCCAACTATTTTTAATATTTTGGAATAATCCAGATTCTTCTATTATATATTTAATAGGAGTTTTTATTGCATTAATAGCATCTTCTCCTCCTATATTATTAATAAAATCCCAACCTTGATTTTTTTGGAAGGCGTATTCTTCCCATCGATGTAAAGTTGCGCCCATCCAACAGCACGGTAAACAATATCCACGAGCAGAAATATATATTTCTTGTTTTTCTATACATTTCGGTTCAATTTTTGTTGTATTATAAAAATCACCTATACCACTACTTTGTTTTTCCATTATCTGACTAGCTTTATTAGTTATTTTATTTTGGTATTTTTCTTCTGTAGGTGGTTCTAAAATATGTGTATTATTACCATCTTTATCCAATACCTGAAATATATATTTTTCTTCTTTTTGATCTTCTCGTGTTCCCAAATAACTATAAAATCTGCTTGTTTTTTTTGTTAGAAAACGATCGAAACCCCATTTTTTAGCTAACCCTCTTGCCTCATCAACTTGATGTTCATTATGTTTAAAAACAAGATAGTCCCATCGTGCTCTTCCGCCTCCTGCTATAAATGCTTTTATGTTACGTTCTACTAAATTCCATTTAACATTTTGTCTATATAAATGATTTGTATCTTCTAATCCATCTACACTGAACGTAACTTCTCCTCTACCATTATGGCAAATAATTTTTGCAAGTCTATCCCACCATTCGGCTTTACGAGCACCAGCATTTGTATGCATACGTAAAAATATTTCGGGATTACTTCTTCTAAAATATAGCATTATTTCTGCTGTATCTTTTGCTAAAATAGGATCTCCATAATTACCACACATGTATACATGTTTTAATTGCTTAATAAATTCTGGTTCAAATATTTTTTTACAATCTTCTAAACTTAATTCTGCATTAATGATTTGAGGATTTTCTTTACCACCATGTACATTACGAGGACACATAGGGCAAGCTGCTTGACATTTTTCGGTTGGTTCTAAATGAACATCTGTTATATCTTTATATTTGTACATTGTTATATTCTGTTAATAATGTATTAGGATGTATTTTTACTTTAGTAGTATTAATATCGGCTGCACATCCACAATAATCTATTGGACAAATAAGTGTTTTTGTAGGCCATTCAATATCTTCTAATCCAGTTTTCCAGTTACCTATACGTTTTACTCTACATCTTGCTAATTCGACATGTCCATATTTGTCTAGTCCTAGGGTTTCTATACCAGCATAGCATCTCCAGCCTTTCCATTTATTTACTTTATAACCTATTAATTGATGCCATTGAATTCTTTTTTGAAAGTCTTTGTTGTCATTTTTCCAAATACATAAACTTAAAGGTTTATATTTTTGCCAACCATCTTCTAATGGTTTATTTTTTTTATATTGAGTAGTATTAATTATTTCTATTTGTTCTTGCGTATATCTTTCAGTTGTTATTTTTCCATCCTTTATTTGAACATAACCTAATCTATCTTCTGGATTTAATCCTCCGTTACCTTTTAATACGCCAGGTAAATGATAATTATATAAAAATTTTAAATGTATATGATTATATCCATTTGCTTCTTTTAATACATCTACTACTTTCATTGTATCTTCCCACCTAGTAGGAATAACAGGTACTTGCATAGAAAGACTATCTATTTCATCATATACTTCATTCACTACTTCTCTTAATTCATATGGATCAACATATTCTATATGTACAGTAAACGCGATAGAATCAAGGAAATATTTTGCTTTGTTCCACCAATTAATAGTTCGTTTTCCATTTGTTACTACTGTAAGATGTGCATCTTCGTCATACTCTTTAATAAGTTCTAAAAATTTAAGAAAATGTTTCCATACTATAACTTCACCACCCAAAAAACACCAACTTAAATTTCTACCCATTCCTTTATAATGATCAGTTATTGTTTTAACTACATTCATTGCATGTTCTAACGTAGGCCAAGGTATAGAACCATCATGATTTTCTGCAGGACAATAAGAACATGCATATGTACAAGGGTTACCTAAATCCCAACTTATCCTAGTAATTTTTCTAGTAGAATATTTACTATCATATTTTAATCCTATTACATCATAATTAGCAGGATCAAACATGATAGACTTTTTTGAAAATGATGGATCAATGCGAACATCATATTCATCTGCCATTTCTATTAAAACATCTTTGGACATTTACTTTTTTTCCTTTGTAATAGTAATATCTGCACCACATCCACAATATTCAAAAGGACAAGTAACTGGCTCTGTTGGCCAATCGATTGAATCTAATCCAGTTTTCCAATTACCTACTTTACCTTCTCCTCCTTTACGGATACCATATACTGCACATCTTGCTACTCGCATGCCTCCCCATCTATCCATTGTTAAAGATTCTATACCAGCATGACATTTCCAACCTCTCCATGAATTTGCTTTATATCCTATTAATTTATGCCATTGAATTGAATCATGCGGATATTCATAATCACCGTTTTTATCTTTTTTATATATACATAACTTACGATATAATTTAGGGGATCGTTTAAACGATGCATCTGGTTTTTTACTATGTACTAAATTATTAATTGTTGCTATTTGTTCTGGTGTATATCTTTCATTTATTTCTTTACCATCTATAATTGCTTGGTATCCAAGTCTATCTTCTGGCGCATATGCTTTTTTACTACCAACGTGACTTGTTAAATGATTATATAAAAATTTTAAACGCAAACTATTATACCAATTTGCTTCTTTTAATACATTCATTGCTTCTATACATTCATCCCACCTAGAAGGGATAGCAGGTATTTGCATTGTTATAGTTCCTACTGTATCACCTACTTCATTTACTACTGCTTTCATTTCTTCTATATCAGCAAATTCTATATGTACAGTAAAACAAATTTCATCTAGATAATGTTTTGCTTTGTTCCACCACCGCAATGTTCTTTTTCCATTTGTGATTATTACAATAGTTGCATCATCATCGTATTCTTTAATTGCTTGTATAAATGGTAAAAAGTCTTTCCATACAATAACTTCTCCTCCGAGAAAAACCCAAGACATATATCTTCCTAACCGACCTTTATAGTGATCTGTTACTTTTTTGGCGGCTTTAATAGCATAATCTAACTCCGGCCATCCTATAGAACCATCATGCAAAGAAGGATGACAATATGTACATGCATACGTACATGTATTGCCCAAATCCCAATTTATAGTAGTGGTGCGTCCATTTAAGTATTGAGCATCGGGGTGCGTGTATACTAATGCTAACTTATCGTAACTGTTGGGATGAAATTTTTCAGCCGTTACTTCATCTAATATTTTAATTGAAAGATGATCATCGTCTGCTGTTTCTATTTCACCTGTAAGTAATAATTCTTCTACCATTTATTTTTGTCCTATTAACATAAAGCGATTATATCCGCCTTCCATTTCATTTAGTTCAATAGTACCACCGTATAATAAATTATTTATTGGACATTGTTTTCTAAATTCTTCTATGTCCTTAACACAACTTATATGGTCTTCTATTTTAAAATAATTATTATTTTGTAATATAACCAATTTACCATCCGGTATACTATTATACCATGTATCAAAATCTTCTATGTGTTCACATGATGTATTAATAATAGTATTAGGTACATCATGACATTCTACTAGTGTACTATCATATGCAAACGGTGATGTACATCTGATTGTATTATAAGTGTGTCTGGTATAATTTATATTATACATATCTTCTGTAACTGCTTTAAATTTCCAGTTGTCTATAACATAATCTCTATTCATTGCTTCTGCTATTTCTAAACAAGATGGGTCTATATCAAATGATCTAATTTTGTCTACTTGTACATTACTAGTAAAGATCATATTTGCTAAACTACCAAACCAACCGCCGCATATAAAAACAGTTCCTAAATTTACATTTAATGCTTCTAATTCTTCTACTATCCAAAATTTACTTTCTAGTTGGCCAAGACTAAACATGTCCGTCCAATTTTCATTAGGATTTGCTATAATTGCAGTTATTATACCGCGTGTATTATACCATGTATCACGTAATTCCATATTGTTCTTTTAACCAATCATAGTCATTAATTTTACTTAATGCGTCAATATCACCTTCATGTTGTTTACCATATTTTCGTCCTGCAATGGCTCCTGCTATAGCATCCTTTCCGTACAATCTATCTTCACCTGTTGTACACCAAATATCTAATCTTTTTTCTGTATCTGGATGTTGATTTTTTATTACGCTACTTGATAGTTTAACACATTCTCGAAATCCGCTTTTCCATGTATTAAAAGGATCTGTATTAAATGCAGTTATGTTACTAACTTCTGGCATTGGTATAAAATGTTTAACTACAGATGTTGTAAAGTCTACATTCCATTTAGTTGCATTTTTTAATCCTTTAGTAGGAAATAATTTAACACCGCCATAACCGTATACTAAATCATTAATGGGATTTAATGCTCGCCAAGTATGGACACAGTTTGTTTTTAAAACGTTTCTATATGTTTTATCAAATTCGGTTAACTGATAATCAAATTCGAAATCTTCTACTAATACAGCATCAGCATCCACTACATAAAACATTTTTGTTTTGCTTAATTTAGCTGCTTGTTTATGTGCATTAAAAATACCCTTAACATTGTCTACTCTTTTTGCAAGAGGTGCTTTATCTAACAATGCTTCAAAGTTTTCGTCAGCATATTGCTCGTGATAACTTATAAAAAATACGTCAAACATTTTTTATACGCCAAGAGGGTTGTGGAATTGCCGCACACGTATCCCAATAATCTTTTAATTCGGGAAATGTATCTGAAAAGTTTTCTTTTCTAACTCTATCTAATGTTTCAGTTAAGTATATAAAATTTTGTGCATTTCTTTTTCTAGATTCTTGATCTCCTATATCTACACTTAAATAATTTATAATACCTGCAAAACTATCGCGATAATATGCAATAGTTTTTTCTCCATATCCTTTATTTTTTAAACTGATTAAAAATTCTGCATAAGATTCGCGTACTTGTGTTTTTAAACTTCCTGGTAACATTGACAAATGATATGCTAATGGATCTAATAAAATATTACCCATATATATTTGCCAACATTCAAGTCCTAGGTCCATCATATAACTAATAAAATCTGGCATATGTAATACATTTAAAAGACTAATAACTGGAGTTACTTTAAAATCAATATTACTACTTTGCTGTAACATCGTCTTTAAATTTGTTTCTACTCTAGGCCAATTGGTACCTTGCCTGATATATTCTGCTTTTGGCCCTATTGCATCTAAACTTCCCCATACTTCTACTCTATAAAATTTATTCCACATTTCGATTAAATCATATTTTTTATATTGTAAATGTAATAGATTGGTATTATAACTTATTACTACATCAAATCTTTCATGTTCAATTAACTTGTCAAGGATATAATAATGCATATCATTAATCAGAGGTTCTCCCCCAGCAAAATATACATGAGTAACTTTATCTACATCGCGATCAATAATATCATATATTTCCTTTAAGGATTTTCCGTGTGCCTCTACTAGTCCTTTTTTATCGGGATACTTATATTCTCCATGTATTGCTTTATGGTCTTCATGCCATTTACTACTTAATTCAGGACCACATGTTCTACATGTCATATTACATAAATTAGTATTTCTAAAATCCCAATAATATAAATTAAAATCTTTAACTTCATAATTATTTTCTATTGATTTATGTACTACATTTGCTATGTCTTGTGAAAAATATTGTTGATTTCTTGCTAATCTAAAACTAGTTATACCTTCATCTTCCCGTTGAAAACATCTACGACAATTGGTTGGCACTTCACCCTCGACTAATTGTTTTCTTAATGTTTTCATTTCATCATTGTTCCATATATCCTCTAAGCTGGCTTTATTCATATTGCCAATTGGATGTTGTGAATCATATACACAACAAGGAAACACTTGTCCTGCAGGCCATGTGTGCAAGTGCATAAAAGGTAATAGACACATAGTACTCTGTTGAGCATCTTGTACAGTAACTGGTATATTAATGCCTTTATCTTCTATCATTCTATTTCAACTCTAATAGATTTATAACCACACCATTTATCTTTAACAAAATTTATATCAACTTCTGTATCAAGTTTTCCTAATAAAGGTCTACCTGTATATTTGTGTTGAGGATCTTCTGGATCATAACCATAAGAATATGTATCATTATCTAAACACCATTTTTGATAATTAGATATGCTGTGTCGAGATTTGTTTCGTTGATCAAGAGTGTAATCAAATATTAAATAAACTTCTGATGTTATTTTAACTTGTGATGCTACCATTTTTTCTTTTACAACATTTATATCATTTTCTATATAACAAGTAAACAAAGGTTTACCCAATGTAGCATAACCTAATCGTAAATCTCCCATTACACCCCATTCATATCCAAAATAAGAATAAAGATCGGACGAAAAATCAAGCTCATATATATGATCATTTTCATAATGCATTTTAGCCATATCTAAAGAAGACTTTGCCCATTCTAAACTTAAATGATCTAGTTCATGAATCAAATCATTTACTATTAATAAAGATTCTCGTGTTGAATGGGTGCTCCGGCCATCCTTAAGATATCCGAATTCCTCGTCACTTTCAGATTCTAATATTATTGCTTCTGCTGTATATGCATGAAAAGTTTTATGGAGTTGATTAAGAAATTCTTGCGTACAATTTTCAATTGATTTTGGTATGGTTGGTATAGTAAGTATTCCTGCTGTGTTAACTATATCACAATGATAATTTATTTGATCTAATGTATCCTGAGGTTTTTTACTACAATCAATATGACTAAAATGTATTAAATTTAAATTATCTTTAATTGCCGGTAGTGTAGCCGCTTCCCAAAGTTCTGTTATTGGAGAAGGTATTATATCATATGAAAAAACAAATTCTTCATCATTACGTTGTGTTACAATTACATTATATTTTTTCATTTGCGTGTTTTTTCATTTCTGCATACGTTTGTGTTTTTATATTGTCATAGGATGTCTTACTAAGATCTATACCATATATGGGATAATAATGTATATTAAACCAATCCGGTATTATAGACCGTGCTTGTAAACCTAGTTTACTATTTTTTTGTGCCATTACTTTTACTAAAATTTGATTAGGATTATCTATATTGGTTAATAATTTTGCTACTTTTTTAATTAAAATTTCTTTAGTAAATTCTGGATGAAGAGATATATATAAAGAAATTTTATGACTATGTTGTAACAACCTAATCATGTTAGGTAATGTAGCAGTACCATTGGTATTAATGACCAAGTAAGGATAATTTAAATCTTCTAATGCATATTTTACCATATTTAAAAGGTTTGGATTTAATGTAGGTTCTCCTCCTGTTATAAAAAGTTTTTTATTTTCACGTGTATAAGGTTCCAATAAACCCAAAGTGCGTTTGTATACACTCATTAATATATCCGGAGAATAATTGTCATGAACTTCTTCTGGGGGACAATAACTACAATTAAAATTACAACGTTTTCCTATAGAAAAATGTATTTCTTGACTAGACTCTGTTCGACGTTCTATTGCAATAATTTTATCTTCTTTTGTTATTTCAAGCAATTTAATATTGTTTTTAGGTTTATTATTTACAAACCACTCCCATGTATCTTTGTTTATGGCTTTAGTTACATAAAGATCTGAATCACAAGAACAACTATTATCTTTAAAGATACATGTATGATTTGAATTTGAATTTATTTTTAATTCTGTTAGAGACCACCATGGTTCTTTTATAGTAGTATGTACTACATTTTTACAAATACCACTGTTAATAGTACCATCTGGATTTATTGTAAAAACTTCTGTATCTATAGGACAATACCAGCCTTTAAAATTTATTGCTAACATCTTAAGATCGACAATGTTAATTGTTTTATATGCTTTATTTTGCCAAGGATCTGGCTTTGACCAATCTTCGGTTAAAACTAAAAGACCATTACTCATTATAAAGGTTCCCTTCTTTCTCCCTTATCATCTATATAAAATTCTACATCACTTTCTCTAATTAGAGACCCAAGTCTACTAGGATTAACATACGTTGCTTTAAAGAATCTACTACCTACTTCGTCTAAGTCTGCAATTTCAAAATCTATCTCGCGACGTAATTCTAATCCAAGTGCTTTTATTTCAGATAATAGCACTTGTCTATTCCAACGGTAACCTGTTTTAGCACAAATATCATCTCCGCCTTCAAATTTAGCAACAATATTTTCTTCCCAAAATTTAGTAATCCAATCAAAGTCACGCACGTTAGTCCATTCCCATGTATCGCGCGATACATTAACCATTTGACAACCCAATCTTGTACCATATATTGCCCATAGACCATTTAAGGAATCGGCACCAACTGATGCCCATATAAGTAATCGTTTATAATTGTTTCTATTAAGTTGCTTTAATCGTTCTCTACTAACAGGAGCACCGTCCATTAAACTTAATTTAACTCCTTCTCTAAAGCCGCCCCTAAATGCTTGATAAGGTGATGCATTATTTTTAACATATGAATATATATTATTCATTTGCAAATAATGTAAGTCCCAACAAAAGTCAACTTGGTTACGTTGATCTTCTTCAGGTACTGCCTCATGTGTTCGCATTTGTTCTACTACATTAACCGGCCAACATTTAATACCGCCGTTGCCATATACTAACCCGTTTACTTCGTTTTTTCCTGCCCAAGATATTACATCCACTTCGGTCATTTTATTAGTATCCAATTCTATACTAAAAAAGTC